TTTATCTTTAGAATTACCAGTGGACAAGCCAAAAGTGGCTAGGGCTCCCGTAAACACACTGGCAACGAACGTGATATCTGAGTTCCCAGCTTTCTTTATCATAGGTAATTCTATATAATTCATAGTTATTATGAAACCAGACCAAACCACAACGCCAAGCCTGACGAATGTTCCAAGGATTTGGATCTGGTGTTCTTGGTCTTCAGCAGCATCTTTCAGCTTTCCGATGAGACCTTTTCCTTCCTTTTTTTCTTCCATGCTTCAATGCGTTTGTTCAGCTGTTTCGTAACAAACTTTTTAATTTGTTCGAATAAAGGTTGTGCCAATGTAGTGGTAGCTACAGCTCCTAACGCAGCAGTAACAGCAGTAACCATTACTTCTGCTGTAGGGAGTGGCATTTTTATATCAATTACTGGTATTTGTAAACTTGGAGCAGGTGGTTGCTCTGTAGTCTTCTCCTCCGCCTTCTGTGTGCCCTCTGGACGTTCCAAATCAGCTGGTGGGATGATTATAGGTTTATATGCTGGAACGTCTGCTGTAGGCTGTTTTAGATACAACTGAGGGATATCCAAAGGCTTAGGAAGTTTACCCTGTGGCAGTATTATTTGCAATTAAGTAATCCTTGTAATCTGATTTGACTTGTGTAGTCCACACAGCATTACAAACAGCCTTAACATCATCTGTCTCTCCTGATATGTCTGCCTCTACTAGATCATTTTTATCAGATCCTGTACCACCTTTTAATTGTCCTGGTACTAATGTTTTACGATGGAATGAACGACTGAGTTCTGTACCATCTTCTTTTATAACAGTAGCAGTGCGAACTTGTACGTTCCACTTTCTTACTACTGTTATATTATCGTTTTCAATTGTTTTTGTTAATGCCATAATTAAGCGGAGTCTGTTCGGTAAAGTACTGAGAAAACTATCTCTGAATATGAAGCGTCTATCTGAGAATATAATAATGCAGTATAAGCCTTGTCACCAGTTGCATCATTACTTGAACCAAAGTAAATACCATTACCATCCATAATAGCAACTAATGAATACCCTCCTGCATGAGATGTATATCTATGTCTTACTGGTCCAGCAGCAACAAATTGGCCATCCATTGCGAAAGGTAAAGAAGCTGGTGTAACTCTAAATTCATTACTACTACTTCTTTCAGAAATACTACCTAATTGAGCTTGACACCAAACTAAATCTCCAACTCTAATATAAATTGCATTAGCAGGACTTACAGTTCCAGAACTCATTGCTGGAGTCCAGGTGCCTTTTTCATAGTTTGCAAATAGCTCTGATGAGCTTGAAGCACTTGTACCAGGAGCATCTGCAGTAAGTGAAAAGTCTACACCATGACCACTATTAACGACAAGATCACCATCTTCTATATATACGTTGCCTGATGCTTGTAGTGTTAAACGTTTAGCCGCAGTACCTGAACTATCAGCTCCAGTAAAGAACTCCATTCGACCTGGCATATCATTACCACCAGGAGCACCATCTATATCTACTCTAATAGCACCAGCTTCACTAGCATAATCTGTTCCATCATCTGCTTTCCAAACTATTTCACCGATTTGATCTGAATTATTTACAACCGTGTAACTACCATAAGTAGCATTTCTTGATTTAGTAAGGGTTATATTAACTGGATTAGCATCCGCTGAGTTACGAACTACATTGATAGCATTACCATCACTAGTAGTCTGCAATACAGCCGTATTACCATCATAGGTAAACTTTGCTTCTGCATCTAATTGAGATGTAGTAGATGCAACTGTAACGATTTCATTCTCAGTTGCATTATTAATTGTTGCACCACCTGCGGGTACTGCTGCAAAGACTGGTACATTACCAGCCCCTTGCGATTTTAGAAAGTGTCCTGCTGTTCCAGCGTCAACTTTTGCTGGGTTACCAGAAGCATCATAAGTAATAAGTTCACCATCTGTACCTGATTTAATTTCAGTTATATCAATAGCATCGTTAGCTACTTTATCTTGGGTTACAGCATCATCAGCTATACCACTTGTTTTTACTTGTGTTAATGCCATCAGTCTGCTGCCTCCGCTGTGTTACCTGCTGCTACCCATTCTAGATACTCTTGGTAGTCTGTATTTGCTGGATCGAATGGAATTGAAGCATCATTCATCCCATCTTCTTTTTTAATAACTCCAGTTTCTTTTGTGAGCTTATAAGAAATAGTCATAATTCTGCACTTAAATTAAGATAACCACTAGTGTCATCATTGTTACCTACAAGGAAAGCTTTACCACTAGTAAAACTATTACTAGAAGTAGTGGGTTCAATCCAAAAGTTTTTTGCACTGGATCGGTTTGTATTCCAACCAGTGACATTTGCATTAGCAGAACCATCATAAATTCTGACGTTACCATCATTTGTAATTGTAGGTGCTGCTCTCATTGGAGGATCTAATGAGAATGTCCATATTCCACCAGCATTGCCGTTTATAACACCTATTCCATAACCTGTATATTGACCACCTCCATCACGCCTAAAATACCTTTGACACCTAACTAATTCATAACTATACGGTCTATGTTCAAAGTCAGTCGCAACGTCTCCTACTTCTAACTGAACACCTGTTAACTCAAATGTTGCATCATTTGTTGTGTACCAAGTAGAAGTCTGATCTGGTGTCCTTGTACCACCAGCATAAGCACCCCAAGTATCTACCGAAACACCACTGTCTGTTCTATCAGTTCCTAGAAAAAGTGAAAGGTATATACCCATACCAGCTTCATTATTATTATCTATTTGTATATTTGAATTTCCAGGGATTTTTTTAGTTATTTTTGTCCATGTATTAGCTGATAGACTATAAGAGAAAGAATACCTTTGGTTAGTACCATCCAAAGTTCTTATGTAATGGTAGAAGGTTTGAGCAACACTTGATTTAGCCCAAAAAGAAAGTGTTATATAACTGGAAGATGAAGTGTAATCCCAACCAGAACAAGCTAAATCTTGAGCTTCTACAGCATATTGAGGGTTTACATAATCACCAGCACCAGCTCCACCTGTTTGGTTTCCATTTTGAATATGCCAGGAATGTCTAAATCCCTTTTCCCAAGGGCCAGTATCACTAGAGGTTAAGTCGTGTTGTGTTTGAGTTAATGCTTCATCAGTTCCACCAAAGGCATTAGAAAATCTATCAACAGTTGCATGAGTATTTGCTGTAGATGACGTTCCTCTTTGAGCAACATTCATTGCTCCATTAATTATTAAATTTCTATTACTTAGATTATTAGTAATCTTGGCGGTTGCTGTTCCATCAGAAGCAAGCGTAATTGAATCACTTGATGCTCCTGTGTGACGTATTGTATTTACTTTTAATTGACTCATGGTTTAGGATTGTCAGATTTTACTTTGTCAATGGCTTCGACCCACTTGTTAGTACCATTCTTTTTGTCCCAATATAGCTGATCTAATTGTTCTTTAATTGGATCATAAGCTATAGCTCTATCTCTTTGATATTTTAATGCTGCATATTCAGCATCTAAAGTTGTTCTAGCTTCTGTAACTTTACTGTCTTCAATAGTTACTTGGTTACCAGAGGCATCAAAACAACCTTTCTTTTCATAAATAGCTACCACTTGTGGATAAGCTTTGATAATTGCTTCACCATCCATTATACTAGTACCTCATAAATAACCATTGTTGATTTCCAAGTACTTGTGCTTGAACCTACAGCCGTCGTATTACCATTGTCATCAAATTCAACAATAAAAGTAACTGCACTACCTGTACTATATGATTGATCCATATACCATGTTGCTTGGAATGGAGCTTTTATATCCCCACCAGCAGCATTCTTAAATTCTCTTATACCTCCTACATAGGTACTATTACTATCCCTACATCTAAGTTGTATTTCTCTACCATCATTCAACATATAAAATGAACTAACATTCACTATGAATTTTGAACTAGCAGAAACAGGAGTAATATTTAAGTCAAAAAATGTAGTATAACCACTTGGATTAGCAACATAATTAGCTTCTTCTGCTCCTACTACTTGGATGATTTTAGCTGTGTTACCTAAAGCAACTGTACCTG